GGGATTAATGTATATTTCCAAAAAGCTGAATGTTGCTCTTGCGTATCTTTACCGGATAACGCCGATGTTTTATCGTGAATATTGGCAACTCTGGGAGGTATACCGTATTTAGCAAGTATCGTGTAAAGGTTCCATCTTTTTAATTCAAAAAGTTTTACAACTTCGGGAGTAAAAGAAAGCGGCTCAAAATTTGTGCCTTTATCGAGAACAGCAATTTTTCTGCCAGCCTTTACCGCTCCATATTTGCTTTCCCATCGGCGCTCAAGTTGATCCGCTTCTTCCGGTCTTAGAGTTTGCTCTGTTTTTAAAATTCCCTGCGGGATTGCGTTGTTTTTTAGTAATTGTGAATTTGATTTATTAGCGTAATAATCCTGTTCCAGTTCATTTGATAATGACAATAGAGGATTAACACCGCGAATAGGATTATAAGGATTCCACTCACGGAAATGTATTATTTCATCGGAAAGTATCGGTATTAGTTCAGAGCCGGCATGATAGAACCATCTGCGGACTTGCTTCTTAAAATGCACATCAAGCCCGCCCATAATATCGCTTTCATGGCGTAATTTACGAGGATCAAGTATGTATATCTCATGCGGAATACCGCCTGAATAATCGTCACCGAACCACCAAAATGCTTCACCTTCAAGAAGCCACCATGCCGCCGTCTCCTTCCAGAGATCATATTTATTTAATGTTTGATTAGGTTTGCGGAATAAATCATATATTTTTCCGCTTTCAATATCATCACCGCCTCTCTTTATGCAAAAATCCGCCCGCGCGATATTGCGTATTAAAATATTAATCGCAATATTCACCCAGGCATTGAGTAAATAGGGATCATTATACTGGTCTCTATTATAAAATATAAATGAATCATCATAGTCAGGCAAGGATAAAATATCTTTAACATTTTCATTTTTAATAGTTTTATTTTTAATCTGTAGATTGTTATTTTGTCGCTTACGGTTTGGTAATATTTTATTTAATAAATTCATAACATTACTACCCCATACTGGACATCAGAAAATATCGCATAACGCAATGCGTCAAGATAATGGTCATTTACCTTTACAATCTCTCCTTCTTCATCACGGCAGTAATCCCATATTTCAGATAACACTCCGGTACATTTTTCATAAACAAAAAATTGACCTCTTTCAATTTTCGCGTTGATATAATCAATGCCGCTGTCTACAGAATTATTTGCTTTAACACCTCCTGTTATTTCTTGTATCCGCTCTCCTCCGGCAGGATCGCAATAGACAGGCAGTCCCATACCATCAGGACAGTCAAACCAGCCTCTTGCAGTTACTTCATAATTAAAACTTTTAGTAGTCATATTAAACGCGCCATAGTCGCATAACACATAAATAGTTTCGCCAAGCCACGCGATTTTTACAAAAGTAATGTTAAGCCCGAAATCCTGTCCTGCGGCGTATCTGTCAAACTTTTCAGGTAGTTCAGAAACTTTTAAAATCATACTTTCATCAAAGCGGTCATATATAACGCCCTCTGCCTTAACCCATAAACCGTCACGGAAACGGGCTTTTTGTTTTTCTGGCAGAACATCAAGAATGTCAGAAATATAATCTTCCGGCAGATTTTCCCTGTTATCTTCTGGATTAAGAAGCATAGAAGCGAATAATTCTGGTTTCTCTATTGGTTCACCAGTTTGAAAAGTCTTTTTCAAAACAAATATTTTATAAGCCCAATGAAGCGGAGACCCGGGGTTGCAGTCATAGAAAAAAAGATTTTTACAACCTTGAATTCTCATTGCAAGACGCGAATAGGCTGTTGTAACAGCAGCATAGGAAAGCTGGCTAATCTCATTAAAATAAATAGTGTTATACTCATGTCCTAAAATCTTATCCGTCTGTTCTTTATCTCCCAAACCTCCAATCCAAATTTCAGAACCGTTAAAAGAGTAATAACGCTTTCATGCGTCAAATATGTATAACCTGATTTTCCAACAGTATTATCCAGCCACGGAAAAAGCGTCTCTCTCAAAACCGATGAACGCGCGTCCTTAGCTCTGAAACGGCATATCAAATGCCTAGAACCTGCATACATCAAAGCGCGAAAAATAATCGCCATAACTAATACTGTTGTTTTACCGGAACGAGAACCGCCGAAAAGTAAGATATGTTTAGCCCCGCTTTTTAGAAGTATAAGAGCTTTACGCTGTACAGCAGTCGGTTTAAAAACAACAGATGTATTCATATTTATAAACCTTGAAAATCCGATACAAAATTAAATTCACCCTGTTTAGGTGTGGAGTTTCGGCTTGCCGAAACTCCAAGGCAATCTGCGTTAGCAGATTGCCACGCCTCCCGATCAGCTTTAACTGCAGTCTGTACCCAATCAACAACGCCGCTAATCGGTAAATCTTCAGGCTTCATCGTATCCAGTTTTTTATTCACAACATCAAGCATTTTCCCCGTAACTTCCCGATGTTTTTCCGCTTGCGCTTCAATCGTTTTTCGGTGTTCATTCTGTTTCATTTGCTCAATGTATCTGTCATAGTCTGCGGCTCTTTCCTTCCAGCGATAGTCAGCAGCCCATTTACGCCATGAAGCGTAACTTTGCGAATAAGCGCAAACAAGGTATGAGTTATCCTTAACGCTTTCAATCGCCTTTTTTACAGACCTGTTAAAACCCAAATCACGATAAACAACAAAAGCGGCGAACGCTTCGGTGCTTTCTTTAGGAAGCATCTCCCAACTGTCAAAAGGCATTTGTTCGGCTTTTACTTCTTCATAAATCCTGTCAAAACTTTTCATTGGTGATTTACTCCGTCAGTGAAAAATAAATCTGTTTTATTTTCAAATGTTTTATTTTTTTTATTTTTTTGATGTAATTCGTCTAACCATTCGTCAATTTTCTTTTTAGAAAACCGAACCGCATCGTCAATTTTTAAAAAAGGAATACTATTGCTCATAACCTTATGCCGCAGAGAGCTTTGCGATAATTTGAGATAGGCAGACAAACCTTTATAACTCATAACATCATCAGCAGCCGTTTCTGTTTCCTTCATACTTCCTCCGCTTTTAATTTCCGTTTGTACAAATTCTGCTATCTGCCAGTTCAAAAGGAAACTATCATTTCTGGTAGGTATGCTAAAAATGAAAAGCCAAAAAAAAGCCGCTTCCAGTCAGAAAAACCCAACCGGAAACGGCTATTTTTTATTGGTAGTTATTCTATGCTGATGTCTTTTTTTTGGTTTTAATAACTTTCGCCTTTATTATTTTAATTTCAGGCGCATTTTATGAAACTACGTTTCATATTCGATTTAATGTGCGGTTATTCAACCGCACGAATCATAGGTTGAATAGCTAAAAGATTATTTTGAACATCAACAACCTCAGAAAATTGTTTAGTATCAAAATGAGTATAATGTTCCGTCATTTTCAATGATTTATGACCAGTAACTTTCTGCACCTTACTAAGACCAACATTAGAAGTCAGTAACAGAGTATTCAAGAAATGCCGCCAGGCATGGAACGATAAGTTTCTTTTCAATTTTTCCTCATAATTTATATTGATTTTCTTTAACGCATGAGTAAGACCTTCATTCAGCCAGTCATTAGAAATCGGTGTATTACCGCAGTCAACAGAAAATACATAACCGTTTTTGTTTTCAGCCAGTAAATCATCAAGCATTTTTCTCATAGCCGGAGAAATGGGAATACTGCGATCATGCTTAGTTTTAGTATGATCAATATATTTATTCTTCAAATATTGACCATGAACATGGATATATTCATTAAAAACCATATCACAGCGTAAACCACGAAGCTCTCCAATCCTCAAACCAGTACAAGCCGCCAAAAGATTAGCCTTATAAACAATTTCTTTATCCCAAATACTAGACCAGTCAACAGGAAACAAACTTTTGAATTCATCGGCGGTTAAAATAACTCTGATGGTTTCCTCTTTTTTCAATTCCTTTACACTATCGCAAGGATTAGTTTGTAAAAGATTTTGTTTCACAGCTTCGCCCAACATAATTTTCAAAGTGAAAAGAGCCAGATTGATAGTTTTCGCTTTCAACAGTTTTT